GCTCGGTCTCTGGGTTCATGATGCCCGCAGAAGCGGTGTAACCTTCACCAACGCCACGGAATGCAACGCCGGGCAGGTTGCCCTCTAGGTTGTAGACATACGCCCCACCCTGCACGTCAATGAACGGCAGTGCGCGAAGCAGGTCGGACGAACGAGCGAAGTGCTCGATGATTGTGTTGCGCAAAACGTCGCCCGAATTGATTTTTGCGGCTTCAAGGAGGGTGATCATCTTTGAAAATGCTCCGTATGTTAAAAGAAGAAGTGCTTGCTCAAGGGCCAAATTTGGTGGCTCCCAGAGCCTTCGCAGAATCACCGGTAAGCCCATTAACCGGAGACACTTTACGACCGTTGACCACACCGTGGTCTCCTTGCCGACTTGTATGCCAGCCCGGTCTACCGGGCCAGCGAATTTCGTTTCTGGTTATGCAGCAGCACGTTCTTGCTGCTTACGGAACCAGTTAATTCGATTCTGAGGCGTCATCTCTTTCAATTGCGCATCAGTTTTTCCGTCGCCTGTGACACCAGTGCGTCCGCCTTCTGCGTCTCCGCCCTTCGACCCCTTGAATAGGAATTCTTGGCCTTCACGCTGCTTGAGCAGCCACTCTTTGACGGTCATTGCGTTGACCCCATCAGAGCCATATAGAATTGTGCCGTCTGCCGATTTTGGAACCATCTTGCCTTCCGAGATTCGGAAAGTTTCCTTGGCTTCCGAGAGCACCAACCGCACGGCGTTGTCCATCATCCCGACGTCGGGGTGAGAGGCAGCGATACGAACCGCGTTCTCCACCTGCATACCATCGGCGCGCTGTTCCGCCTTGTCTGCACGTGCTTTGTGGGCCTCGCGTTCTCTCGCGCTATCCGCAAGCTGTGCAGTAAAGTCCTTCGTCACGTCAGTGACACGTTTCGCTGCGGCTTCCTCCAGAGAGGTGTTTTCCACCAGCTTCCCGTCATCGACATTTTTCTTCGTTTCGCGTAGGGAGGTCAGAACAGCCGCAAAATCTTCCAGCTTATCCACTTCCGCCATTTGCACACCTGTAACGCTTTCATATTTCGTTATCAGCCCAGCAAAGTTATCACGCTCTTTCGAAAGCTCAATATTGGAGTCTCGAAACTCAGTTACTTTGTCTGCTAGTTCAACCTTGACGCTGAACTTGTTATCGTCGCCTTCTGTGGCTGCGTCACGTAGCGGTCCCTCCGGGACCATATCCAATGTGTCGTATGTCAATGTTGTAGTCATCTTTTTCTCCACCGCCCCGCGATGGTCCCTGTTTGAGTTTACAACACCACCCCGTGGTGCGCCGAAAGAGGGTCTTTCGAAATCGTGTGACGTTTCCTTACATGAGGCAATTTAGTCACACCTGAATGCTGATAGGAATACCTGAAATCAATAACGATGTCAAGCTATACTATCATAACGGTTCATCTTCAAGCCAGTTCTGTAAGTCATCAAACGTATCTACAGGCGACTCAGGCTCTTCAGACCCATATTTTCTGTCTTGAACTTCTTTTGCTTCGTCAAGGCCAATAAGAGCCGCTAGTTCATCGAACGTTAGAAGTCCTTCACGGTATGCACCTTCTGCTCCGAGAGCATCTTCATCGAGTTCATCGAAATCTGCAAAGTCTTGATTTATACCTATAATACGTTTCATTTATGCTTCTTCTTCCGGCGGCGGTGGTGGTGGTGCTACCCTTGGTGCAACAATAGCTCCCGGCTCACGCGCTTGCGCCGCCGCTTCCATTACGGTCTTTTGGACACGTGTGAACTCGTGGAATGCCTCGGCGTCTGGGAAGTTCTTCATCTGCGCCAGAACATCAACCATGTGTGGGAACTCTTCTGTATCTTCAAGGTGTCCCTTAAACTCATCAATATCCATCCATTCAGGAATTACCTCTGCCTTATGCATGTATGAGTAGAACACAGAAACAGGAAGAACGCCATCCGAATACATCTGATGAATGGCGCGGAACTCTCTTGCGCCAATCTTACTGAGCAGGAAGTCCCGATTCAATTCAAACGTAATTTCAGCCACAACACTTGGAGAGGCATTTGACCAATCAGCCCACCAACGAAGTGATTGTGTAAAGGCTTCATCGACAGTGTCAGCAATGTTCAGTAGAAGGGTCTGCTCATTCTGTTCTTTCAGCTTCAGTGAATTATCACTCTCTGCTGCGGCGCGGCTAGTGCCGGGCATCATACGCCCGCCGATGGCAGCAATTTGCTGCTCTTTACCGTCAAGTGCACTCTCAAGGAATTTCAGACCGTTGCCTTGGAATTCTATAATTCCGGCGTCGTCTTCAATACCAAGCTCCCAAACGACATCAGGACCAACATAGTAATCAGAAGGGCCTTCACCGCTTGTCTTTGCCCAGTAAATTGGGTTGCCTGTATAATAGCGCCCTTGCTCAAGCTGTGCGTATGATTTATAGTGTGAGAGGTTCAGTGCGACGATATCAAGAATAGGTGACTTCTCAATATCCATGGTGTTCGTGAACGGCCCGATGATCTGAAACGGAATGTGGTCCAAAGTTCTGCCACGGACAGTTGGCACAATCACTTCATCAGGCGGTGCGTCGATTGAAGGCATTCCCGTGGATTCACGGTCGAAGAAGAGAAGCTGTTCGTAGACATATACACCGGTCTCTTCATCCAGCGTCAACGTCAACACACGATATTGGGCCTTGTAGCTGAATGCTACCGCACCGTCTGGTGGGCGGTCATAGAACAGTTCGCGAAGGACTACACGGGAAATCTCGAACCGACCATCGATATCAGTTACGTCCCAGTCCAGAATATTCTCGGCAGTATAGCACGCAATGAAGGGTTCTCCCCGTCCCGAAGAGGTAGCATCAACTAGCATACCAAATCGCCCAACAGCCAATGTTTCCTTGACCGCTGTCTTTGACAACAGGTGAAGAGACATCTTTTCTTTGGTGATGTTATTCGAAGATAGTTTGAGTGACGGGGTGAATCCAGTGACCTTCGGGTTACGTTTGAAGACCGTTCCGTAGAGGGCAGACAGGGTTTTTGCCGTCATGTTGAAGAATACAGCGCGATCAAGATAGGCGTTGTATTGATTGTTATCGTGTCCCTCCTGTTTTTTCAGGTAGAATTCACGCTTCCGTTTGATCTCTACTTCACCAAGTTCAGCGTCACGAATCTTCTCCCATGACTGTGCCCAATAGACATAGTCAGGATGAAGGGCAGGCCCAACACGAAACGTGACGGCGACCTGTGATCTAGTAATTGGATTTGGAACTTTGGCGCTCACAACAAAACCTTTTGTTTATTCGATGCGGTGACTATGACCGATAAAACCCTTCAATGTCAAGTGAAATGATCTGAACGGTTAATCAGAGTATGGTATGATATCCTTTTTATAAAATCAGCATATGGTATGATATCCTTCTTGAGAAAAAAGAGGTGATGGAATAAAAATCACCCATTGTGAATTTTGGTAGGCACGTGAACGTGCCAAAATTGATTTGCGTCAGTCCAAAATTTACATATACAAAACCCGGCGCGGACGCCGGGTTCTGGTTGTTGGACCGCACGGTGGGACTCGAACCCACAACACAGGGATTAGAAGTCCCTTGCTCTATCCAGTTGAGGCTACGCACGGTTATTCATGCTGACCTGTCGAACACGATCCTCAATCTGCCCCCGGTGAAGTCCGATATCCTTTAGCTGGGCATCGGTGAGGCGGCTGAGTGCGTTGCGTGTGCGATTCATCGCGATGAGATTCGTAAGGCTTTTGAAGAAGTTCATGATTGGGGTCCTCCCGGTTTGATTGAACATTCCGGGAATCTACTCTCATTTTTCTTCGCCGTCTACAGCTATGGTATCATACCGGCTATGCAAAAATGTTCTGGCGGAGAGTCGGGGATTCGAACCCCGGGGACCTCTTGCAAGGCCCACTGCCTTTCCAAGACAGCGCAATCGACCACTCTGCCAACTCTCCTAGTCTTTACGTCTGTCACTCTGTTTGCCAAAGTATTCCTTGAGGTCCGCCAGACCGGGAGAGAAGTGTGTCCTGTGTTCGATACCACATTCAGGGCAAAGAGCATATCCCTCACCGGGAGTCCAGTAATCCCCTCCCGTGCATCCATGTGGCGTCGTATACCAATGGCTCTGAATATACTCCATTTGAGAGATAGGAGTTGTTTCCTCACACCTAGCACACTTGAACAGCGCCGAAGCTTTCTGCACCCGGATTGCTTCTTCACTCTCAGTGATAAGAGCATAGGCCGCTTTCAGCGCCTCTTCGTCAGGACCGCCCAGCGGAGCAAAGAAAATTCGTGCGGGTTTGTTCGTGAACATGTGTCCCTCCTATAGCAGCTTCAGGTGTCCCGTGATCGGGATAAGATAGGCGTCGGGTGCGGGGCCTATACCAACAGCGGTATAGGTCGGAACCCCGCCAAACTCAGTTCTTCCGGCATCCAGAATAAGAGAACACGGAATATTAGAACGCAAAGCTAGTGTATATATCTCGAACAACGATTCCTCGTCGGGGACGCCCACGACGATCTTGGTGAATGGCCCCTTCAGCCACTCAACCACATACGGATGATCAATATTCTCAAGCGTCGCTTTCATGGATGCATGTGCACCCTGTGCGACCATCTTTCCCTTCCGCATGTTCAGGTCCTTGCGGAGGATAAGCATCTGTTTCATGTTCTATAACCCCCCTTGGTCGTAGCTTCATCACGGCGTCATACAGGTCACCTTTGCGCACAAGCTTTGTGTCAAAGGTGTTGATTACACCAAGCACACGATTGAGAGCGTTCCACTCTCCCTGCTCAAAGGCACTCACGAATGCAACTCTAGTCCATCCAGTATTTCCCAGTGAGGGATAAGCACATTACCCGTCCCGATTTCAACATACGGATGTGGCCAGCGAACATTAGAGAGAAGTGAAGTATGTGCCTTAAACGCCTCTTTCAGCAGACTGAGAAATACCGCCTCGCGCATACTCTGAGACCTCCCAATCTTTTTGTCCGCCGCGTATAGTATGACGGTGCCGTGGTTGTTACTATAAACGTAACCACAACCCGCGTGTGCGTGCCTTCCATAATCATGCCCAATCATCCGTGCAACTCCAAACCTTCGAGCAGCGCTCCGCCGTTGTTGTGGCGATCTTTGACGAAGACGTAACCACACGTGTTCACCGGAATGAGGTGCATGACGTCTCCGTCACTTACAGGATACGTCGGGTCAAGAACCATTCCGGCTGGGTGCCCCAAATTCAGGGCATTCTCAAGGTAGTAGCGAAGCGACGTCTCGCCAAATACTGCCAGAACAATGGTTGTGCCAAACCCTTCATCAGTCATTGCCTTCCAGTCGTGATACCCGGGCGTGAGGCCATTTCCAAAGCTCTCCACAAACTGGTTCGCGGCATGTGCCGCTTGGGCCATGGCCTTTCCTGAAGTCAGTGAATCCATGTCCTGACGCATGAGGATATATAGGACCGGGTCAGTATACTGTTCAACGTCTTCCATCGTGTGCATCCTCCCATTCATCTTCGATTACCTTGTTCCATTTACGCATGTAGCGCATCAGGTGCAGAGCCTTCTCTTGGGTGTTGAACGTTGCGTTGCCTATGTCTTCCACAGGCACGTTGAACAACTCGTCAAACGTGGTCTTATACCAGAGTGATCCTCCGTGGTAGTGGCTGAAGTAGACGACACGGTTTTCGCTCACCGCACGCTTGATATCAATCGTGTTGTAGCGCTTCATCCTGTTCCTTCCACACCTTGATTCCGATCTTTTCCAGTATGCGAATATATGCGGCTGCACGTTCACATTCATCTTCCGTCAAGTAACTATCTTCATCTCCGATAGGTTCTTGAGAAAGATAGATACTCAGCACCAGCGAATCAGCGCTGAAGGATACAAGGTGTTTTACCTCTTCCGTTGCAGCTTTCATACACAGACACTCCCAAAATTAGTTGCAACGGAAGAGGTAAAACACCTTGTATCCTTCAGCGCTGATTCGCTGGTGCTGAGTATCTATCTT